CTACCCAAGAAATGAATCAATCGTTCGGATGCTATCCGGACTGCAGACCAGCCGTTCTGATTCATTGCCGTGGGTTTTATCCATGAATTTCCCCACCGTGTTGTAGACCCGGATCTCCGCGTGGGGAAAGCCGCCTGTCCTGTCCTCGGTGGCGAAGAATGCGTACACGTACGTTCCGCGCACGTATCCGAATGCCGCGACGGCCTGCGTCGGCCTGAACGCGTTCTCTTTGAATGACTCCAGGACGTTGTCGGTTTCAAAGCGCAATTCGGCCGGGCCGATGCCTCGGGTATAGGTGTAATAGCCTTCCTTCAGCGCCGGATAGGCGCCGGGATCATCGAGTTTGCAGAACTCCGCATGGGCATCGGAATTCGCGATATCGCAGCTGAAAAACGTTTTCCAAGGCGACACGCAATCTGCCGCTGCCGGCATCGACACCGCCGAGATCGCGGCGCTCAGTGCGAGTTGCGTCCAGATGCGTGCCATGGGGTCTACAGCAGCCTTTCATCCACGCCATTGCGCAGATCATAGGGTGACCACAGGATCCGTCCGACGATGCGCACCTCGCATCCGTCTTCCTTTTCCAGCGGGAAGGGCGCGTAAGCGGGATTCAGCGACTTGGCCAGCCATCCGCCTTCGCGTTCGCGCGCGATGCACTTCACGATCATCTTGCCACCGTGGTTGATCGCGTACACCGTGCGCGGGTCGATCTCGCGCGGGTCGGTGACGGGGTCTTCGAAGAACAGCATGGGGCCGCCATTGCGGATGACGGGTTCCATGCTGTCGCCCTGCGCATAAACGATTTTCATGCGGCTGAGCGGCAGCTTGAACGATTCCAGGAATGAGCGGCGCAGCAAGATTTCGCCGATCTCGGTCTCGTGGTAGTTCTCAATGCCAAGCCGGCCGGCGGCCAGGCGCACATCCAGTTCAGGGATGGGCATGAATTCCTGGTCGTTGGCGGAGTAGCCAGCGTTGGCGACGTGGCCGACGTTGGCCGCCGTGCTGATGCGCAAGGCTTGGGCGCGATCAGCCTGATGGGTGGTGAGTCCATCAGGATCCCATGGGGCAGCAGCGACCGGCGCCATCGGGAATTCGTCTGCGGCGGCGTCGATGTTCATGACGGTGCCGCGTTTGGCTTGCTGAGCCTTGGACTGCGCGGACGATCCCTTGGCCTTCACGCCCATCTGGCCCAGGGCGAGCAGCAACGCGCCTTCAAGGCGTTTGAGCTGATCGTCGGCCAGGCCTCTAACCAGTGATGCGGGTACCGACGGAAAAGGCCATGCCACGTCTGCAGCCGGCGGGGGAAGGGGGGCGGCCGTCGATAGCGACGCTGCCTTTTGGGCTTCGAGGGCCAGGCGCGGGCTGATCGCGGCGAGTGTGCAGCCGAAGCCTTCGGCATAAGCCATTGCGGCCTCGATGCCAATGGGACGCCGACCAGTGATGTGCTGATAAATCATCGCCTGGCCGCCCTTGACCTCGTGGTCGCGAGCGAATGCCGCGCGGTTCACGCCTTCAAAGCGTGCGCGCAGGGCGGCGGCTTCCTCTTCGATCGTCCACATTTTCATATAGCAATGCTATTCAAATAAAACTATAGCATGGCTTGCTTATAAACTGTAGCATCGCTATAGTTTTAGTGATGAAGCTACGTGATTATTTCAACCGGGAGGGGGCGCTCACCGCTGCGGCGCTCGCTCGACGCGTGGGGGTATCCCCCGCGCTGATCTATCAGTGGCGCACGGGCCGCAGGCCCGTCCCGGTCAAGCATTGCGCCCTGATCGAGCAAGCCACCTGCGGCGTGGTCACCCGGCGCGACCTGCGTCCCGCCGACTGCATCCGAATCTGGCCTGAGCTGGCCGAAGGGACGAAGGCGCGATGAACTATTACCCCCACCACATTGGCGATTTCAACAGCGCGACCCGTCACCTCACGCGTATTGAACGCAGCGTGTACCGCGACTTGATCGAACTCTATTACGACACGGAGGCCCCCTTGTCCCGGGACGTCGACAAGCTGTGCCGTTTGCTGATCGCGCGGTCCGATGAGGAACAGGCCGCCGTCTCCCAAGTATTGAACGAGTTTTTTGCTGCAACGGAGCACGGCTGGAGGCATGCCCGCTGCGACGCGGAGATCGCCCGCTATCACGGCAACAAGGAGGCGAAGTCCGTCGCAGGTAAGGCTAGCGCCGCAAAGCGGGCACGGCAGGCGCAGCACCGCAAGATCGGCGTGGGCGCCGAGGCTGTTCAACATCCGTTGAACGTCGACGCAACTAACCAGGAACCAGAACTAGAACCAGGAACCAGAAGCCAGCAAGAATCCGTTCCAACGCCGTGCCCTCGCAGAGCCGGATTCGACGCCGCGGCGATTGCGTTGCCTGAATGGCTGGATCCCGCGGACTGGAGAAGTTGGGTAGCCGATCGAAAAGACCGCAAGAAACCGATAACGGAGGAGGGCGCGCGGCGTCAGCTGCAGCAACTTGCGGGTTACCTGGCTGACGGCATTGCCCCGCACGCCGTTATCGCCCACAGCATTGCCAGCGGTTACCTGGGCCTGTTCCCGCCGCGTGATACCGCTCGTGCCGCGCCCGCCAATCGGGTGCGGCAGCGGGCAGATTGGTCGTCGGAGCTGCGTAGCGTGCTGGCTGAAAGTCATGCTCGCAACGAGATCGACATGGGAGTGATCGATGCAAGTCGCTGACGCATCGGCGGGGCTGGGGGCACTGGTCGTTCGTGAAATGCACCTGCTCTACGGCGCGAAGTTCGCGCAGCAGTGGGAAGGCCTGACGCCGCGCGAGCTGAAAGACTCTTGGAACCAGAAATTGGCAGGGCTTGACGAGCCGCAGGTCAGGCGCGGCTTGATGGCGTGCCTGGCGCGGGAGTGGCCGCCGACGCTGCCGGAGTTCCTGAAGCTGTGTTGCCCGTGGTTGACGCCGGAAGTGGCCTATCACGAGGCCGTGCGTGGCATGTCGGCGCGGCGTCGGGGCGAAAGCGGCTGCTGGTCGCATCCCGCCGTTTATTGGGCGGCAGTGGGTGTCAGCACGGTGGATCTTCTGAACAGCAACTACGGGTCGATGAAGGTGCGCTGGGAAAGGACGTTGTCTGAAGAACTGGGCAAGGGGGCATGGCCAGAAATTCCGCCGCCGCGTGCGGCGTTGCCCGCGCCAGGCCAGACCCTGGCCACGCGCGCCCAAGCCGAGGCCGCACTCAGGGCGATGGGCGCGGGGCAGCTGCTGGAGCCCCGCAGCCGGTCGCATCGCGAGTGGATCGATCGATGGGAAGCGCGGATCGCAATGGGAGGACATCCCACGAAAGCGATCGCGGAAATGCTGACGGTCGCCAAAGGCACCTCCCATCCGCAGACCCCATGAGCAAGCGATTCGTATCCGGGCGGCGTATGCGAGACAAAGGGCTCGCCCGAATTGGCATCAATGGAATTGAGACGAGGTGTGGAATGGAAGAAGGATTGCCACGTTGGGTGGAAGACGAGATCCGCAACTGGATGCGGTCGCAGTGGGAAGGCGATTGGCCAGGCCCGCGTCGGATGGCGCAAGCAATGCCGGACGTGTGCGAGTTTCCGCCGAAGCCCGGCCACGATGACGACGACGAGCCCCTACGCATTCCTGTGAACCATGAGCGCGCGTGCAAGGTGCATGCCCTGTACGAAGCGCTGCCGCTGGCCGAGCGTCGCATCATCCAGGCGGAATACACGCGCCGTGCGGAATACGGCGACCTGCCCGCGCATTTGCGTCAGGACAAGGCGTGCCGCGTTATCGGCATCACGCTGCCGTACTACAAGGTGGCGTTGGGAAGTTTCAAGCAGCAGGTATGGAGGGCGTTCAAATGAAGTACGCGCACGAGGTCATTGATCTGCTGGCCGCGTATCCGGGGCGGGAATTCAGGATGGCGGAGATCCTGCGCCATGTCAGTCGCGGCATTCCTCTGGCGCCTGCGTCGCAAGAGGCCATGCGCCGAGGCGCCCGCCGTGTGCTGGATCATTTGCTGGATGCGGGCCACGTGCAGCGCTGCGGCGGTAATACGAAGTCCGCCACGTATGCATGGTCGGAATTGGGACACGCACTTCAGAAAAACACGCGCCATTTAGGACCGGATTTGAGACAATAGCCGCGGGGCATTGCGCCCACACGAAATGCAGCCCGCCAACCTCCACGGTTCGCGGGCTTTGTTTTTTCCGATCCATCACCGAGGCCGCCATGACGCCCGAGAACGCAATTCTGACGCTGGTGACGGCCGCCGCGGGCGGTGTTTCCGTCATCCCTTCCGACCAGGTGGAGCCTGGCGCCTTGCCGCCCTACATCGCGATGGCGGTGCGGTGGGTAGAGGCAGGTCCGGCCGAAGAAGGCTTGGTCGACGATAACGGCAACCAGCCCGTTCATGACCACCGCGATGCCACCGTCGAATTGCGCAGTGTCGGCGCGGCCGCCTACGACGTGCTGGACAAGATTGGCTTGACCTTGCGCCACCCCGTCTACGAGGAACGGGCCGAAGCCCTGGCCCTGGCATTGTTCGACGCCGGCCGCCTGCAGCTTGTACCGCGCGAAAGTGCTGGCGCCGCCAGCGAGCGGCTGGGTGTGCGCGAGCTAGGCATCCGCTATGCGCAGACCTATGTCGATTTCGTGGGCGTCATCGAAACGGTGACTGGCACCCTCACCACGACGGGAGGGCTCCAGCCTTCCCTGCAAACCCCTTTCTCCGCGGAGATCGTGACGGCGCCGTAGCGTCCCCGGTCTTCCTAACGCTGTGCTGCCGCCTTCGGGCGGCTTTTTTTTGGAGCCGCAAATGGCAAAAATCGACCGGATCGTCAATGTGGCGATCTCGCTGAACACCACGGCGATCAAGGAGCAGAACTTCTCTGACATCCTGATCCTCGGCGCGCATGCGCTGGCCGTCAACCGCGTCCTGGCGGTGACCGAGGCGGGCGAATTGCTCGACATGGGCATTGCGCCGACCGACCCCCTGTACGTCGCGGTACGCGATGCCTTCAAGCAGATCCCGACCGTCTCTCGCGTTTTTGTCGGCCGCCGCCAGGTGGATGCCTCGCGCGTGACGGTGACCCGCGCCACCGCATCGGACTACGTGGTCACGCTGTCGTGGCGCGACGCGAACGGCGCGGTGCAAAGCGCCGACGTGTCTGCCACGGGCTTGGCCGACAGCACCCCGCAGACGATCGCCACCGCCCTGGTCACGGCTATCGGCCAGACCAATGCGCCGGCAACCGCGACGGCCGTCGGTGCCGAAGTGTCGGTCACCGCCAAGCAAGCGGGGCAAGCGGTCGCCATCGCCGTCAAGGGCAACCTGCAGTTGTCGGCGGCCGAGAGCACCGAAACCCCGTCCGCCGCGCTGAATGCCTGCCTGCGCGAGAACGGCGACTGGTATGGCGTGGCCCTGGCCAGCCGCGTTGAAGCCGACGTGCTGGACGCCGCCGAATGGGTCGAATCCAACGAGCGCCTGTTCGGTGTGTCCAGCGACCAGGCCGGCATCATCGATGCCGCCGTCTCCAGCGACATCGCCTCGAAGTGCCAGCAGAAGCAATACTTCCGGACGCATGTCTGGTTCCACGGGCAGGCTCGCGCCGAAGCGCTGGAAGCCGCGGTCACTGCCAACCGCTTCACCTTCTATCCCGGCGGCGAAACGTGGGCGAACACGCGGCTCTCGGGCGTCACCTACGACAACCTGAGCGAATCCCAGGCGCTGGCAGCCCACGCGAAGAACGCCAATACGTTCGAGCAGATGCGCAACTTCGCGGTCACCCAGAACGGCAAGGTCGCCGCCGGCGAATGGATCGACGTGATCCGCGGCCGCGACTGGCTGGCCGAGCAGGTGAAGATCAACGTGGCGTCGCAATTGATCAACGCCAACGGCAAGGTGCCCTACACCGACGTGGGTATCCAGATTCTGGTCAACGGCATCCGCCAGGCACTGTTGCTGGGCCAGAGCCGCGGCCTGATCGCGCCCGACGAGATCGACGAGGCCGGCCGCAAGATTCCCGGCTTCGTGATCAACGTGCCGCGTGCTGCCAGTGTTTCCTCCAACGACAAGGCCAACCGCATCCTGCGCGACCTGACGTTCAGCGCCCGCCTGGCGGGCGCCATCCATGTTGCCGAGATCAAGGGCAACCTCACCTACCAACAACTGTAATCGGGGCCTATCCATGTCCGTCAAAACCTACGCACCCAACCAGGTGAAGATCGTGATGGGCGCGCTGCCCATCTCCGGCCTGGCCGAAGACACCTTTGTCACTGTGACCGAAATCGGTGAAGGCATCGCCTCCGTGGTCGGCGTCGATGGCGAGGTGGCGCGCGCGATGTCGCGCGATTCCCGGCTGCGCATCACGCTGACGCTGATGCAGACCAGCGCCAGCAATGCGGCACTGACCGCGCTGCATCAGGCCGACCGGGCAACCGACGGCAACGGGGCCGTGCCGATTTCTGTGACCGACCTGCGCGGCACGTCGCTGCATGCGTCGGATTCGGCCTGGATCGTCAAGACGCCGGATGCCGGCTACGGCGCCAAGGTCGGCAGCCGCGAGTGGACAATCGAAACCGGCCCGGCCATCAACGTGATCGGGGGCAATACCTGATGAGCGCCGTCAAAGAGGTGGCCATCGGCTCCACGGTCTTCCGGATCTCACGGTTCGACCCCTTCCGTCAACTGAAGCTGCTGGGCGATTTGCAAAAGGAAGCGCTGCCTGCGGCCGGTTCCATGCTGACCGCCGTTTTCGGCGGCGACGGCGCGGCCGGGGAACGGGACGAGAAGGCGATGCTGCAGGCTTTTCGCGAACTGTCGGCCAGGCTGGGTGGCGACGCCCTGGCCAGTTGGGCCGAACGCCTGATCGATCCGGAACTGGTCAGTTTCGAGCTGGCCGGCCGTGAGCCGCAGAAGCTGACGTCCGCGCATCGAGGCCTGGCGTTCGCCGACTACGCCGAAATTCTGGAACTGCTCTTCCACATTCTTGAGCACAACTTCGCCGGCCCTTTGGTGCGCTGGGCCGGCCGCTTTGGTCCGGCCCGCGCGAAGCTGGCGAGCCTGTCGGGCGGTTCGACGCAGGCTTCGAACGAGAGTTGATCATCTGGCGGCCCATCCTGGCCCGCCATGTCAGTCTGGACGCCGTTAAACGCGGCGACGTCGACTTCCTGGATATCCTGAAGCTGAATGCGCTGATGGACGCCCAGGAGGCCGCACAGATTGCGGCAGAACGAGAGGCGAGGTAACGATGACCGTTGTACGAGAGCTGGTGACGCTGCTGCGCTACCAGGTGGACGATTCGGGGTTGAAGGCGTATCAGCAGGCTTTCGAGCACATGCTGGCCGCCATGGTGAACGCAAGCGCCCAGGCAAGCGTGGCGATACGCCGCGCATTCTCGAGCGCGTTTGCCGGCATGCAGAACACGCAGCAGGCCGGGTATGCCATGCCCCAGTCGCCACGGCAAGGCCTATCTGCTGCGCAGCAGCACGCCACGGCGTCGGGGGGCCTGCGGAGTGTCGTTCAGCTGACGCTGGGCGACGCCCCGCTCAAACGGATCTTGAGCGATATCGACGCCTGGGTGCAGACGCAGTGGCGGCTGAGGCAAGCGGCAGGGGGCGAGGCGCAGTATGCCGAGGCCGACCGCGAGGTCGCGCGCGTCTCGCGCACAACCCGAACGCCATATGCGGAGAACGTCGGGACTTACACGCGCACGCGGCAGGTCTTGGAAGACCAGGGCCGCGCCGGCCAGGATGCGGCCGGCCTCACCGAATCCTTGGCGTTGAGCATGGCCTTGTCGGGTACCCCGGCCCAGGATCGCGGCGGCGCCGTCGCGGCGCTGTTGAAGATGATCGAGCAGGGCAAGCTTGGCCTGGACGAATACAACACGTTGCCCCGGCGCATGCAGGACGCGCTGGCCGCCGGGCTGGACGTCAACCGCAGCCAACTCCGCGAGCAAGTCCAGGGCGGTCAGGTCACCGCCGACCGCGCATTGCCCGCGCTGCAATCGCAGTTGCCACGGATGCGCGCGGAGATCGAGGCCGCGCCGGCATCCATCACGGGGGCGATGACGGTCTTCAACGATGCCCTGCAGCGCTACTTTGGCGAGACACTGCCCGGCGGCCGCTCCGCTCTGCAGGCGGTGACAGTGTCTATCCAGTACCTGGCGGACAACATTTCCACCGTGGTCAAACTGCTTGCGTTGGCGGGGGCGAGCCTGGGACTGGTGTCGTTGGAGGCCTGGCTCCGTCGCGCCACGGTTCTGTCGGGCGGACTCGCGCAGTCGCTGCTTGCTGCGACACGCGTCGCGCTGGGGTTGGATGCGGCGATGTCAATGCGCCGCGGGCCAGCGGGTGCGATGCAGATGCTGTCGGTGTGGGCGCGATCGGTGGCGCCGATGCTGCGCATGGTCGCGGTGTTGGCCACGATTTATCTGATTGGGGAGGATATCGCCAACTGGCTCGGAGGCGCCGACTCCGTGTTGGGAGGCTGGATTGGCGGCGTGGAGCAATGGCAGGTCGAACTCGACGCTGTACTGGCCGCGGTTGCCTATGTGAAGGATTTGCTGGGCGGCGCCGCGCAGGCGTTGGGGCCATGGATCCAGCAGTTCGCGGCGATCGCCGTGCTGGCCTTCGGGCTGTGGCGGATCCTGTCTCCTGTCGGCAGTGTGATCCTGTTCCTTGCCAAGACGGCGGTGCCGATGCTGTGGAACGCGTTCATGTATCTGGCGACGACCGTCGTGCCGATGCTATGGAACGGGTTGATGTACGTGGCGCAGACAGTGATTCCCATGCTGTGGAACGGACTGATGTTCCTGGCGCGGACGGTCATTCCGTACTTGTGGAACGCGTTCGCCATGACCCCCATTGGCCGGATCATCTCGGCGGTCAGCCTGCTCGCGCTGGCCCTCTGGCAGATCTGGGATAACTGGGATGTGATCAAGGCGTACATCGCGGCATCCTGGGGCGAGCTGATGGCGATGGCGAACGACTCCTTCCTGGGGCCGGTGATGGCATATATCGCGGCGATCTGGAATTTCTGGGTGGACCTCGTCAGAGGCGTGATCGCGGCCTTCACCGGAGATTGGGACGGCGCGATCTCGCATTGGCTTGGCGCGTTCAACGGCCTATGGACGTTCTTCTCGGGCATGGGAGAGCGAATGATCGCCACGATCAAGGAGATCGGTGGTGCGATCGAGACATGGGTGCTGGACAAGCTCAAGACCGCGAAAACGTGGTTCAAGGACCTGCTGCCTGATTGGATGAAGTCTGACGACCAGGCGTCCGTGATGGATGGGCGGGGCGCCCAGCCTGATATGCCGCCGGCATGGTTGGGGGTGGCAAGCGGCGTGCAGATCCCTTCCATTCCCCCTGCCAGTGTGGTCGGGCCGGGCCCGAGTGCCGGCCGCGGGGCGCTCATGTATCAGAACAGCAACGATATCGTCGTCAACGTGGCGCATGCAGACCCCCTGGTCGTGCGTGAGGCGGTGACGCGGGGCGTGGATATCGGCACCCAGCGCAGCATCAACAGCTGGGCCCAGACTTTTGATTTGACGCCGACCGTCGAGGCCCGTGGCTAGGAGCAGTGATGAACTTTGTTTCCATGATCTTTGGCTGGAACGGCGGCAGCAGCATCGGCACGGTGGCGCTGGATGCGCTGTTGAGCGAGAAGACCACGCTCAACAGCCGGGCGACCTCGTATGCGGTGGAAGACGGCCCCCCTGTGACGGACCATGTGGTCCAGGAGTCGGAACAACTGACACTGGATGGATGGGTGACAGCCGCCGACATCACGTTGCTGGGTGGCTTGAACCCGCGTGGTCGTGGTTTGGGCGGCGCGTCAGCAGGCGCTGGCCGATCGAAGCTGATCAGCGCGAAGGACGCGTTGCGCAAGATTCATGCCGATCGCCTGCCCGTCACCATCGCGACCGGCCTGGATGTCTATGTTGATTTCGTGATGGAGAGCTGCTCCATCGGGCGCAGTAACGGAGGGGGCGACCGGTTCGAGATTTCAGCGGGTTTCAAGCGGATCCGCAAGGTGACGTTGCGCCAGGCTGACATTCCGCCGGAAAAGACATCCGGCAGCGCCACCGGCAAGGCCGGCACGACCAAGACGAATGCCGGAAAGGCCAACGGCACTCCCGTCAGCCCGACGCAGCGCAATGGCATCAACAACAAACCGATACTTTCAGCATGATCCAAATCCCCATTCCTGACGTCAACGACAGCCTCACCGAAGTCGAGCTGGACGGCGTCACCTACTTCCTGCGCCTGTCGTGGAACAGCGAGGCGGAACTGTGGGCGCTGTCGATCGAAAACGCCTACAACGAGCTGATCGTGGCTGGCATCGCCGTGGTGCCAGGCTCACCGTTGCTGGCGGGTTACCGGCATCTGACGGTGCCCGCCGGGGAAATGGTTGCGCTGGCGCCGGACCGGCGCGACACCATCAGTCGCGATGCGCTGCCGTCGGGCGAAGTCGCCTTGATTTACGTGGATGCCCAGGAGGTGGCCGATGGCCAGGTTTGATCGGGTCTACCGACTGCTTGTCGGCAAGGGCGGTGGCCAGGGACTGGAGATCGTGCCTCCCATCCGCATCACGTTCGACATCGCGAAAAATGCCGAGGAAGAGCCCAACGACGCCAAGATCACCCTCTACAACCTGGCGTCGGACACGCGCCGGGCTTTGGAGGAGCCCGGCCTGCGCTGCGTGCTGTACGCGGGCTATGCGGAAGAGGGCGGCGCTTTGCTGATGGCGTCGGGTAGTGTC